CAGAACTTCTTCATCTTGGTTGTTTTCCTCCTTTTCTGAATTCAAATTTGCAAAAGCTCCCGCATTTCCAAGCGGAAGCATACTGCCGTTGATTAAATAAAGGTCGCCGCCTTGCTCGGCAGGGATGCGGTCAAGATTTTCAAGCTCACGGATATCGTTTGCACTCATCCAACCATTCTGTCTTGCAATGGAGTAACCACTCATTCTGCTTTGGTAATCACCACGCAGCAGACCTTCAAGATTGAAACTTATGAAATATTCTTTTTTCTCATCGGTTGAGAAAAGTACTCTTGCCATAGATTGCTCCCAACGGATAATCCACGGGTCAAGTGTATATTTCACAAACTCAAGGGATTGTTGCTCTATATTAGAAAAGCTCGACTTCTCAAGGTCGCCAACCATATGGGGAGGCACTCTGAAAATTCGAGCAATTTCATTGATTTGGAATTTCCTTGTTTCGAGGAATTGTGCTTGCTCGGGAGAGATAGAAATTGGTGTATATTTCATTCCTTCCTCTAAAACAGCAACCTTGCCGGAGTTGGATGAGCCACCAAATTGACTCTGCCAAGCCTCTCGAACCCTTGACGGGTCTTTGATTGTACCGGGGTGTTCAAGCACACCACTTGGTGCTGCACCATTAGCAAAGAACTTGGCACCGAACTCTTCACAGGCTATTGCCATACCTATTGCATTCTTTGCCATTGCAATAGGTGAATAACCAACAAGTCCATCAAAGCCAAGTCCGGGGATGTGAAGCACATCACAAGGTTTAAGAATTACCGATGAGCCTTCCATTGTATGGGCTTCTTCGGTAGAACGAAGGTAGGTATAATAAAGCTGTCCGTTTTCGTCTCTGTCCACAGTTATCTTGTTAGGCATCAAAGGATATAAGGCGATGACCTCACCTTTGCCGTTTCGGATAATTTGTGCATATGCATTGCCCCAAAGCAGAAGGTGTGTCATAAGAGTTTCCCTAAATACAAAAGAACTCATTTCCGGGTTCGGCTCATCGTGGAGCAGAAGATAAAGCGGATGGTCAACAGCTTTTTCCTTTCCACCCGTTTCGTTGTATTTGTAATCGTGGAGTGGCAGACCTGCGATTGCTTCTGCAAGTATTCTCACGCAAGAATACACCGCTGTCATCTGCATTGCAGACCTTTCGTTTACAGGTTTACCCGATGTCGAGCCACCCATAAAGAAAGTATAAGCACTACCAACAGTTCTGTTTTGAGGCTTATCCCTTGAGCGAAACAGACCTTGTAAAATTCCCATATCATTCAACTCCTTTCAAGCGTTCTTTCAAAGCATTAAAAAAGGCTTTACCTTTAATCGGCAAGCCTTGCTCTGTTAATTCATCCTCGAAAGCAAACCTTGCTTCGAGCTGTTCCACGGAGTAATTTTTCAGAAAATTCCTCCATGTGTTTTTGTCCATATATCTTAATCTTTCCCAAAGCTCCGGGAAATGTCTGCGGAGCTTACGAAGCTCATCGTATGACTGTAACGGACAGCACCAACAAGAAACACGATGAAAAATGTCGTATAACCCATCCCAATCAAAACCACGTTCTTTGCAATAAGCAAGGCAGTCGGCTTCGGTCATCCCCCAATCAACAAGCGGATAATTGAAATCACGAACACGATGTGCTTCATCTGCTGCAATTCCGATGTACTGTTTAAGGGTATATTCTTTCGACAGTTCACGAAGATAGCGGTCTATAATTCTTGTCTTTAACATTGCCGTACACCATCTGTTTCGGGGACCACCCCAACTGTAACCTTTGCGACCTATGAGTTCAGGGTTCTTCCGCTTGGGCATATGCTCAAAGAAAAGGTATTCAAATGGCTGTGGTGATTTAAGTCTGGTAATGGGGATACCGATATACTTTTCCAACTTATCAATATGTCGATACATTCCATCAAACTCTAACCCGGTATCGCAGAAAAGAATAATGTCAACTGGCATTCCTTCTTCAAGCATACGAAGAAGCATTGCAGTTGAGTCTTTGCCGCCGGAGAGGGAAACTATATGTTTTACTTGTTTTTCCATTTCATCCCTCCTATATAAACAAAATGCCGCGTTCATCATAGACACTTTCGGTTCTATCATTTCCGCAGCGGATTGCTCTATCAAGAGCCATTATGGTTGCAACAGCACCATCGATTTTTTCTGTTGATTTTTCTTTGTCCGGCTTAATGTTGCCTGCCGGGTCTGTTCGTATAAAAATATTGTCCATCATCCAGTGAAGAACGGGATGTCCTCCGTGTGCGATTCTTTCTTCAAGCACGAGCTTCATCAGCTCTTTTGTAGGCGGTGACATATCTTTGAAACCTTGTCCGAAAGGAACTACTGTGAATCCCATTCCCTCAAGGTTCTGAACCATCTGTACTGCACCCCAACGGTCAAAGGCAATCTCACGGATATTAAATCTTTCACCGAGCCGTTCTATAAACTGTTCTATGTATCCGTAATGAACAACATTACCTTCGGTGGTTTGAAGGTATCCTTGCCGTTCCCATACATCGTATGGAACGTGGTCTCGCCGAACACGAAGGTCAAGGTTGTCCTCTGGAATCCAAAAGTATGGTAAAACCACAAACTTGTCATCCTCATCGATGGGAGGAAACACAAGCACAAATGCCGTGATGTCAGTTGTGGATGAAAGGTCAAGTCCGCCATAGCAAACTCTGCCTTCGAGGTCATCCTCATTTACTGCAAAAGCACACTTATCCCATTTGTCCATCGGCATCCAACGCACCGCTTGCTTGACCCATTGATTGAGACGAAGCTGTCTGAACGAGTTTTCTTCGCCGGGGTTCTGCTTTGCGGATTCGCAGGCATCTTTTACCTTATCAATTGCAACTGTAATGCCAAGAGAAGGGTTTGCTTTTTTCCACACCTTTGGGTCTGTCCAATCGTCTGCTTCATCAGCTCCGTAAATGACGGGATAGAATGTGTGGTCAATCTTTCTGCCCTCAATGATGTCCTTTGCCTTTTGGTGTATTTCATAGCATATAGATTTCGTATCGTTTCCCGCTGTGGTGATCAGGAAATATAGCGGTTGCATTCGAGCATCACCTGAACCCTTTGTCATAACATCAAAAAGTTTTCTGTTCGGTTGGGTGTGAAGCTCATCGAATACAACTCCGTGGGTGTTGAATCCGTGCTTGTTTCCAACGTCGGCAGACAGCACTTGATAGATGCTTCCTGTCGGAAGAAATATAAGCCTTTTCTGTGAATCAAGGATTTTTACTCTCTTTGAAAGAGCCGGACACATACGAACCATATCCGCTGCAACATTAAAAACAATGGATGCTTGCTGTCGGTCGGCAGCACAGCCGTAAACCTCGGCGCGTTCTTCACCGTCACCGCAAGTGAGAAGAAGTGCAACAGCGGCGGCAAGCTCCGACTTTCCTTGCTTCTTTGGTATTTCTATGTAAGCTGTATTAAACTGCCTGTAACCATTAGGTTTAAGCGTTCCGAAAATGTCTCGGATAATCTGCTCTTGCCAGTCTATAAGTTCAAAAGGCTTTCTTGCCCATGTGCCTTTTGTATGACATAGGCATTCAATGAAGTTTACGGCATAATCAGCCGCATCCTTATTATAGGAGGAGTCCTTTGCCATAAACTTCGTAGGGGTATATTTTTTTAGTTTTCTCGTTTTGAACACCTCCTTGAGTTGTTATATCAGGCTTTCCCAATCTGCTCCTGTACACACATAAGTCCCGGCAGGATAATTTCCTGTGGGAACACGAAAAGTGATGTATTGCCCTGTAGCTATGTAGTAGTCATCGGGATAAATGTCTCCTTCCCAAGAACCATCAAAATAGGAATAGTAATATCCAGTTCCATCTTCAAACTCGTAATAGTAGCTATATCCTTGTCTGCAATGAAAGACATACGGGGTTGCATTCGCTTCGTTTGATTTTGGAATTAAAACAAAAGTAAATGGTGTTTCACAATAGGTGTTGATGTATTCGCTTGGTAGAATTTTTGAAAGTTCTGTGAAGCAAATATCACTTGCAGAACTATACATTTCTATGCCCCATTGGTACATATAAAAAGAAGTATCTGAGTCCATGCAGTAGGTGATTTCAGTTATTTCGTTTGTACTCTCAACAGTTACATCGTTTACGAATTTATATACATCGCCTCTTCGTAATGAGGGAAGCGAGGTTGTGTCGATATGCTTTCCTTTGAAAGCCATCATTCCGGGAGTCAATTGGTTTATTGGTGTCCAATATGGAGCTCCGCTTGATTTTTGCATTAAAACACATTCTGCTGATGGCGGGTATATCTGTGAAAGAGTATATGTACTCGAAGCATAAACCAATCTGTTTGAACTCCACGAAGTTTTTCCCGTTCCACCTTTTGAAACGGCAATGGTAGTGTAAAAATCCGAGCCACCATAAGGTTGAAATTGCGACAAAGCAACAAAATAACTGCCTGTAAAAACAAGCAATTCCGGGATGCCTTTAGCAATACAGCCGGAAGCTCTTAATGACTTTATTGTTGAATTATAGGCTCGTCTTTGAATTGAATAAGCTCCGAGGTTGTTGATGTTGAGCTTGGGTGAGGAGCTTGTTCCTGCTGTGTGGGGTATCATTACAAATAAATCACCGGCGGTGTATTCTGTGTAGTCAGGTATAGTAGCAGTAAAAGATGACCCTGAACCTGCCGTAGTAAATACATATGCGTGTTTTCCATCAAGTCCCGGAATACCCTGAATACCATCTATACCATCAATTCCGTCTTTTCCTTTCAAGCTCTCAAGCCACTCGGATTCAGTTCCTTCAAAGCCATTCAGCACAGCAATTTCATATGCAGACTTACCATTAAGGCAGCGTGTGCCATCGGTGAAGTTGGTCTCTATTTTTTGTTCGTTTTCGGAAAAATCAACTTCTATTTCACTCATACCAAGACCTCCTTACTAAGGCTTTTTGAAATGTTCGTGAGAAGGATGTCAGTTGCATATGCCTGATTTGTTATGGTTAAAACACGAAGCTGCATTTGTATCGGAGTAGTGAAATCAAATCTAAAAGTTTCCTCTTGCGAAAGTTCAACTGCGATAATATCACCTTCGAGGATACAGTCCTTCATTTCTTTAGTAAAAAGAATAGTATCGTGCTGTGCATAAGTGATTTCCAAAGCCTTTATATTGCTTGAAGCAAAAGGAAGATGAAATGTATGTGTAGGGGTTGTGCCTTGCTTCATAAAATTCCTCCTTTTGTAAAAATAGGTATAAAAATAAGACCCTTGCAGGTCTTTCGTGTAACGAGGAACAGAGCCTTTCAGCTCCGTTCAGTTTGAAGTTTTATTATTTTGCAAGCAGTTCTTTGATTGCCGCCTGTGCCGCCCTGTTGCCCTTTACATCGGTCATCGTGCGGAAGTCGGTGAAGCAAACCTCATTGAGTCCGTTTACTCCGAGTCCGTATCGGTATTCATCATCCGTACCTTTTACCTTGCGGTCAAGAAGATAATACAGGTCTCTTGTTCTTTGGGTTATTTTACTTAAATCACACATCGTTATTTAACCCTCCGTTCCGTCAATTGTGTCGAAACACCATTTAATGGCTTCACCGCTGTTGCCGAACTGTTCTGTTGCTTTCTCGTTAAGGGAAAGTCGGCACTCGATTTCAGCGAATTCAGAATCCGGCTCGTCAACATACTCGTAAACCTCGGCTTCGTATTTGCCTTTGTAGTTTAAAGTTGCAAGGCACACAAAACCTTTGTACCTTACGATTGCATCGTAGCTCGGTGAAATGTCAAGGGCGAGTTTTTCAACAGTTGTAAATTCGGTCATTGTTTTGTCCTCCTTATATGCAAAGCATTCTGATTGCCGGGATGCGTTTCTTTTCGTTTGAACAAGCCTCGGTGTATCGTGCTTTGACTTCGGTCAAGCCTGCCATTTGAAAGCCGTGCTTCTGAAACTCTGCGAGGGTTTCAATGAGGCTTGAGAAGGTGCTTGAAATTGTAAATTCGTAAATTCCGTTTTCCTTGAGGCAATTTGCAATGTCCTCAATTTCGTGTTCCCAAATGCACTCGTTAAAATCAATTCTCTCGTTCCCGGTTTCTTCAAGGGTTCTGTATGCCCAAAAAAGTGTGGGGTTGATTCCTGCCTCTCGAAGGTTGGGAATCTTGTTTACGATTGCCTTTTCAAATGCTTCAATTTTCTTCATTTTTGTATCCTCCAAATAATGTGTTCTTGTCCCTTTCGGTAGTGACATATTACCTCTAAATCTACATTATATCAAGTCATTTAGCGATAATATACTACACAAAGATTTGTTGGTGAAATTGTGTATATTACAGCTTAATTACCGCATTGACAACTATGGATTTTCTCGATGATTTTATCCTGTTCGGCAGTATCAACACCGATACTTTCAAGTGCCTCTCGTGTGCCACAGTCGGGGCAGATTTGGCTTTGGTTGTCAAGCCGTGATAAAGCTGAAGCACCGAAGTAAATGCCACCGCATCTTGGGCATTCTTTGCGTTTGTGAGCGTTAGTTTTCATTTGCGATACCTTCCTTACTATCAAGCAGAGCTTGGTATAAAATTGTTTCATCGAATTTGAAATCGTGGTAGCCTTCAAGACAAGTCCAATAGTATGCTTTTGTCGGTATGCCGAGAGGTCTTTCCTCGTGCATTATATATACAAAGCATTTCCGATGTCTTATCTTGCCCGACTTGATTCCTTTGATATCCAGCTCAAATTCCTTTTTGTAATAGAAGTTAGGAAATCCCTCGTAGGCATCAAGCCTTTTTTCATCAAAGGGTGTTACTTCCCAAACTGCAAGCGGAACGGAAGAGCCTTTCTTTTTCTCAATGGTGAGGTACGAACCAGTCTTGCTTCCTTTGAAAAGAAGCTGATAGTCTTCAAGAACCGCTGTACCTATAATTCTTGAACCGGGGCATCTGTACTTCATCTGCCCAATGTTGAGGTTGCTGCCGTAGGCTAAATAATAGCGTTTTTCCATATTTTCATTCATCCTTCCTGAAGGCAATTGTCCTTCTACCACCTTAAGACCGCCGAAGCGGTCGGTGGGGCTGTGCCTATGACCTTCAAGCAACTCTTGAGGTGTGCCTAAATGCCGTGTCCCCTGTAAGGTTTCTTGTAAGGATGTCTCTTGCGGTTTCAAATTCCTTTCCAATGAAGCCGAGGCGGAGGAGCCAAGTTCTCATTGCGTATTTGGGGTTCTCGTTTTGCTGTGGCTTTGAGCTTGCGGAGCGTACTGTTTTTGCAAGGTTTGAAAGGGCAAGGCAAAGCTGAATGTAACTCTTAAGCTGTCCGGCATGTAAGCCGTTTTGCTTTCCGTTGGATGGCTCATCAAATTGGAAAAGCCTGAATTCAACTGTTCCTTTTGTGAAGGTTGCGTGTAGGTTAAGCATATGGTATCGGCTGTCGTTGTAGTGATGGCTTCTGCCGTAGTTTGCACCATTGCAATCGTACCAAATATCTGCAAGTGCTGACATTGTTTTCGGTTTCTTGCGGTTCAAGGTGTCAAGGAATCGTGGGTTAACTGTTCGGCAGTATCTTGAAATTCTGCTGCTGTCAAGTTTCAGGCTATCTGTAAGGAGGCTTTCGTGACTTGCCATAATGTTTGCAAGGTTGCGAAGGGTCTGTGGTGTGTGTCCCTTTGCACCAATGTGAATGTGAACTCCGCATCCTCTTGAAGCATCGCTTTTTGCTCCGGCTTTTCGTAGCTTCCTTATAAGTTCCTGTAAAAGTTCAATGTCCTTGTATGTAAGAATGGGGGTCACAAGTTCGCACTTTTGACTGTCTGCTCCTTGTATGCTGACATCCTTTTGAAATTTCCATTCTCGACCTTCTGAATCCCAAGCTGACCAAGTGCAGTATCCGTTTCTTGCCTCGGTGTTTTGGTAGCGGTTTGTTCCAAAAAGGTCGGCTGCAATCTTTGCTGCCTTGTCCCTTGTGATGTTGTTCATCTCAACCTCAACCCCAATGGTCTGCTTTTTCATTTCCTCTACAAAAAGTGTTGTTTTTTCGCTCATTTTCAAGCCCTCCGTAATCTTTGTTTTATCCCTTTCGGTAGTAACATATTACCTCTAAAAACACATAATATCCAGTTATTTATCGGCATAAACTACACAAAGATTTAAGGGGAAAATTGTGTATATTACAGTTCAAAGTAGAACATATGACCGAACAGTTCTCGGCACTCCTTGCAAAGAATATCTTCATCTGTCCCGTCAGCAATCTTACCGCAATATTTACATATATGCTGGTCTGTCAAATCGGTGCAGACATCCAAGCCGGACATAAGCTCCATATATATTTTGGTATATCTTTCTCTTTCGCTACCCTCCGACATTGCAATAGCTCTGATAAAGTGAGTGGTAGCATCGCTTCGGCAATCCCACACTTGCTCTTCACCATAACATATTGTTTTTACTGTAGCAAGTTTTTTGCATTGGTCTTCACCATAGGCTATGCTCAGGCCTGAACCTGTATCCCATCGAACCATAATGCTTCCGGCATCATCAACACCACGCACGGTGCCTTTAGTTCCAATGGGAGGTGCTTGAAAATCATCCATGCGAACAAGTTCAACACGAGTCCCAATTGGATATTCTTCACGAAGCCTATCAACAATTTCTTTACTCGGAAACTTCATTGTCTGATACCTCCGTTCCTTTTTTCTCACCATTTTTGAAAGCAGAGCTTCCTTCAAGTTTCTGAAGAAGTATTTTCCTTGCCGCCTTATGCTCTGCGCCAATAAAACCGAGCCTTAAAAGGAAACATCTGAAAGCGTACTTCTCATTGTCGTATTCCTTTTCTGTTGCCGTGATGCGTTTTTGCTTCGTTGTCATTTGGCAAAGAAGGGAAATGAACTCGGTGTAGGCATTGATGTATTCAGGCGAAAGAACTTCATTCTTAAACCAAAGGAATGAAACGCTGTCATCGTTCATTGCCAATGGCAAGTCATCAATCCCAAGTGCCTTTTTTATAAGGTTGCCTTTGACTTCCAAGAGTTTTGTAAGATTGCCAACCGAAACATTCTCAAAGGGAATGGTTATAATCAAGCCTGCACCATCGCTCTCTTGCTCGGTCACCTCTGTCGGTTCGTCTGCTTCCGGCAGCCCTTCAGCTTCAAAGCCGTTGTCATAGAGCATTTCAAGAAGTCTCTCAATAACCTCGCTGTCGGCTCTGTCGTCAAATGAAAGAGCACCGCTTTTGTCGATAGTGAAATAGTCCACTTCGTAAGCAAAAGTCGGTGCTCCTTTGTATTTCGGTTCACAGCCTGTGAAGTTTGCAATCAGCTGAACCAGCTCTTTGCGTTTTGTTCCTGTTGTATTGTACCTAATTGTCATTGTAAATGACCTCCTTTGTTTTTGGTAGTCACATATTAACTCTAAAAACGACATTTATCAAGTCATTTACAGCATTAAATATGTAGAATTACATTTGCTCATTTTGTGTATACCACACAATGCCCGACAGCACAAAAAATACGCACGGCAAAGCTACGCCATTGCCCCACATTTTATACTCGGCAGAGTCGGAATGTGGCTTTTGCAACCATCGTGATATTTGTTTGAGACTTTTCGGTTTGGATGAAGTTCCACATATTTTTCTGTGGGTTTCAAACACATCATACCAATATCGGATGTCTTCCATTGTGGGGTCAGGTGTTTCAAGACCGAAACACCACCAATCCGGGAAACCTTGTAGTCTTGCACATTCAGTCGGTGTAAGTCTGCGGACAGTATATGTCGGCTCAACCACTCCGTTGTGATGTCCGGGACAGCTTCCGTTAACAAGTGTGTTTCCGCAATTCTCTAAAAAGTATTGACCCACATCTCTTGAAGCTGAAGGGTCAAAGCCGTATGGATGAGCAATCGCACCCGGACCTTTTGCGACAAGAGTTGGTTCAAGCTCCTCTTCAATACAAGGTTTATATAATGCGTTCTGTCCTTGATTAAAGGCATCTCTGCCTATGCCGTAGCTCGGCTGAGTTACAACAGCGGCATCCTTATAATCCCGTGAAAGCAAGGTCGGTGCTTTTTCTTCGGTTACCTGTGCGTAGTATCCTGTGGTCATAGCATAGACAGCGTGTCTGTCCATGGCATTAAGGGTAAAGGAAACATCTTCATTGATTCCATTTCCTTGTGGTCCGTTTTTATCATCACGCCCAATCACAGAGCCTTGTATACATACAGCAGGTTCACCGCCGTGAGTACAGGCAAGTGTGGGTGCAAGTTCCTCTGTAACACTGCACGAGCTTTTGCCTCCGCCCTGATCAACACAAACAACAGCAATACCACCTTGATTGCAGCCGGGGTTTCCGCCATTCTCATCAAGGGTACGAGAAGTATCAGCTTCGTAAACACCGCTGTGCGGGTTGCTTGATTTCATTGCATTACTATCGTGGGAGCTAATACCGAAGGCTTGAAGAATACAGTTGAAGTGATTCTTGTCCGGCATACGCTGATTGCCTCCGGCATTATGAGCTGTAAGAGTAGGTGCTGTTTGTTCGCCATCCCAATTGCAAAATAGCATAGGGACATTACCACCGCCTGTTCCCATACGGGAAGTGAGGGTTTGCACCTTTCCATCATCGGATAGTTTAACCCGCGAATCAGCCGGATGATTTTCAAGAGCCACTGCAGCCGGAATAACCCCGGCACGAAGCGTGGGAGAGGTTTCTTCCTCATAACCAATGCCACGGCTCTTTGCTGAATGTTCTGTACAAAAGCCTGCTGATTCAACTATGCTCCGAGGATTATTCTCGTTTTGAGAATTAACAACGACACCATTTCTGCCGGAACTCATCCCACAGTTAACACCTATGGTTGCAGAAACATTTCCTGTTAAATCTCCGTTGTATCCGTCAAAGCCTGTCGCTGAAGTGCAAGTCTTAACACTTCCGGCAGTTCTTTGCCACGCACGGAAGCTCTCCGCAGAATACCCTGACAAGCCTTCGGACTTAAAAAGTATGTCGAAGGCACTCCGACCTGCAAAATCTGCGACAAGGTAGATTCGTTTTCTTCTTTGGGGGACTCCCCAAAATTGAGCGTCAAGAGTTCTGTATGCAACGCTCCATCCGTCTCCCATATAGCAGTCTGCGTAAGCCCACGCTCCTTTTTCAGGCATAGGCACCTCGGCATTCGGTTCTTTGACACCGATGACTGCTTCGAGGACTGCTTTGAAGTCCTCGCCTTTATTGGAAGAGAATGCTCCGGGGACATTTTCCCACACGATGTATCGTGGATATTTTCCATTTGTAGCATTCCTCATTTCTTTTACAATTCGTATTGCTTCATAGAACAGCACCGATTGCTGTCCTTCAAGTCCGGCTCGTTTCCCAGCTACCGACATATCGGTGCAGGGAGAGCCGAAGGTGATAATGTCCACAGGCTCGACTTTACTTCCGTCCATAGCGGAAATATCACCATAATGTTTCATAAACGGCATACGCTTTGTTGTGACCCTAATAGGAAACGGCTCGATTTCCGATGCCCACACAGGGGTAATGCCGGAAAGCAAGCCGCCTAAAGGAAATCCACCCGAGCCATCAAACAAGCTGCCGAGGGTTAGATTATGTTTCATTAAATTCCGTGACCTCCTTGTATGAGAATGTCACTCCGTCTCTTTCTACAGATACAGCATCTGCCGAGCCTACAAGCTCAATATATCTGTTTACGATTACATCGCAGAACTTTTCGTCAAGCTCTACTGTGCAGCAGATTCTATCAGACTGCTCACAAGCAATAAGGGTTGAACCGCTACCACCGAATGGGTCAAGCACTACAGAATTTGTAAGGCTTGAATTCATAATTGGATATGCAAGAAGCGGAATAGGTTTCATTGTGGGATGCTCACCATTTTTCTTTGGCTTGTCAAATTCCCAAATGGTAGATTCTTTTCTTCCAGTGTACCATTTATGCTTTCCTTTCTTTTTCCAACCGAACAGCACAGGCTCGTGCTGCCATTGGTAAGGAGAGCGTCCAAGCACGATAGACTGCTTTTTCCAAATGCAAGTCCCCGAAAGGTAGAAGCCTGCATCCGAGAAAGCCTTTCGGAAATTAAGACCCTCTGTGTCTGCGTGGAATACATAAATAGATGCATCATCAGCCATTACCGATTCGGTGCCGATAAATGCATCAAGAAGGAACTGATAAAACTTTTCATTTTCCATATTGTCATTTTTTATCTTCCCGGCAGAACCTTCGTAATTAACATTATACGGAGGGTCTGTGATGACAAGATTTGCTTTGACACCATTCATAACTTTTTCAAGAGTTTCTGCTTTGGTGCTGTCCCCACAAATAAGTCTGTGCTTACCAAGAGTCCATACATCACCGAGCTTTGAAAAGGCAGGCTTCTCAAGTTCGGCTTCTACATCAAAACTATCTTCCTTGATGCCATCCTTTAATGTATCTTTGAAAAGGTCGTCAATCTCTGCCGGGTCAAAGCCAGTAAGAGAAACATCAAAGTCTGTGCCTTGCAGGTCGGAAATAAGAAGAGCAAGTTTATCCTTGTCCCATTCACCGCTGATTTTATTAAGTGCCACATTGAGAGCTTTTTCTTTATCTTCGGGAAGCTCCACAACAACACAATCAACCTCGGTGTGTCCCATATCCATTAAGACCTTGAGTCTTTGATGCCCACCGACAACTCTGCCAGTTGTCTTGTTCCAAATGACAGGCTCAACATAACCGAACTGCTCAATGGAGCGTTTCAGTTTTTCATATTCCAAATCACCGGGTTTAAGGTCTTTTCTTGGGTTATAGTCAGCAGGCAGAAGGTCTGCTGTATTTTTCTTCTCAATCAACATACTTTCTCACCGCCTCTTTAAGTTCTTCGGTCTTGTCATATTCCTCCCAAGAACCGAGGTAGCCGTTGAAATGTCCGTATGCGGTTGTGTCGGAATATGTCGGACAGCGGAGTTTTAATGCAGAAACGATTGCAGCCGGACGAAGGTCAAAAACTTCAAGCACGGCTTTGCGGATGATTTCTTCATCAACCTTTGCTGTACCAAATGTATCAATCTGAACCGCAGTAGGTTCAGCCTTGCCAATTGCATACGAAATGCCAACCTGACATTCATCGGCAAGAAATGACCTTACAATGTTTTTTGCTACAGCTCTTGCCATATATGCACCGCTGCGGTCAACCTTTGTCGGGTCTTTGCCGGAGAAAGCTCCGCCACCATGTGCTGCAAGACCTCCATATGTATCAACCATAATTTTTCTGCCTGTTAAACCAGTATCAGCAGAAGGCCCGCCTTTGACAAATCTGCCGGATGGATTCACAAGAACCTCGGCATCCTTATTCATTTTATATCTGTCAAATAAAGGGTACAGCACTTCTGTTACTATTTCACGGCGTAAGTCTTTGAGGTTTTTATCAGCCTTGTGCTGAACTGAAACAATAACATTTGTGATTCTCTTGGGTTTGCCATCTTCGTATTCCACAGTAACTTGTGCTTTGCCATCGGGACCAATTCCCTCAATCGTTCCATCGTGCATTGCAAGGTCAAGGTTTTTGCAAATGTTGTTTGCAATCACAACAGGGAGCGGGAGTTTGTTCCAAGTCTCGTTTGTAGCATAGCCGTAAACGGTGCCTTGGTCACCTGCACCAACTGTTGAGAAAATGTCCTGTGCGTTTTTAGTTCTGACTTCAAGAGATTTTGAAACACCTCCTGCAATGTCGGAACTCTGTTTGTGTACATATACATAAATGAGATAGCGGAGCGGATTGTATCCGACCTTGCGTAATGTCTCACGAACCACGAGGCGAATGTCAACTCGCTTTGCACACGTGATTTCACCTGCGACTATGATTTTATGACCTGTAGCCATAACCTCACAGGCAACACGGGAATTTTTGTCTTTTCTTAAGCACTCATCAAGAATGCTGTCTGCAATAAGGTCGCACAGTTTATCCGGGTGACCTTTGCATACACTTTCAGCTGTTTTTAAGTAACTCATATCAATTTCCTTTCCTTGCTCGAAGCAATCTTTCCATAATATCATCCTGCGGATTAACTCCGCCAGTGTATTCGCTTGTGCAGTTCTCACGCACAATCTGAAATATTTCTGCCCACATTTTATTTGCCTGCGTCATATACTTATCGCCGATTGCTACATAGGGAGATTGGATTGCTGCACCCGTGGTAGGATGCTTTGCTAAAAACCCGAGGTCACTTGTAATGGTTTCACATTGAATCCATCTTGCACTCGCCATTGCATAACGCTCAATAAGCTGTGGTGAAACAATAGTGGCACAGCCTCTGTCGGACAGCCATTTCCAAGTGTTCTTGTAAATCTCGGCTGCACATAAGGTTGTACCGTCTCGTTGGGTTGCGGAAAGGAACTCCGAAGGCTTCGGCATTGCCTCACCTTCAAGGTTAGCGGCGTTGTCATTAAAATCGATGACAGTCAGCATACGCTTTCCCGGATTTCCTTCTGCAATTTTGTCTGTAATTGCTTTCTTTGGTCTTCCACCTGAACCCGGTTTGGGACCTCTTTTGCCCATAAAATTACACCTCTTTTCTCGCCGGGGGTCTATTCCCCTGAAAACTTTTGCGAAAATTTACACGAAAGCCCACGCCCGTTGCACGAATGAAAAGCTGTAGAGATTTGATACCCCCACCGGGTCATCATTTTCTGTGCCATCTGTCTCCTCGGTCAGCGTGAATTTTTGCATGGCAGGACTGACACAATGCGATGAGATTATCTCTTGCGTGTGTGCCACCCTCCGAGAGAGGCAAGATATGATGAACTTCTTCTGTCGGTGTGAGCCGACCTTCTTTTTCACAAAGTTCACATATAGGATGCACCGCCACATAGCTATCTCTTATTCTTTTCCAAGCTCTGCCGTATCGTTTACGAACTTCCGGGTCTCTGTCATAGGTCTCATAGC